ACCAGCTCCTGATAGGCCGCGGTGCCGATGCTAAACATGAAGGCGCCCAGCATCATCATCACGTCAATCATGGAGCGCCCCTCGCTGCTCTGCTTCCAATTGCCGCTTGGCTTCTTCCAGCGCCAGGCGCACCTGCTCCCGCACCTGGGCGGCGATCTCCGTCCCATCCGTGCCCGGGGCCGCATGGACCACAATGTCGCCCATCGTGATCTGGATAGGCGCAGGCCCTGGCTGGGACTCCATACCGGGGCGCACCCCACTAAGGTCAGCCAACGCCGGAATCTCCGGCCTGGGCCTTTCTGCTCCAATTGCCGCGCCGAGATTGGGAATAGCCGGCGCAACCGGAGGAAGAGACCGTCCTACGGCCTCGATAGCGGGCGTCTTTATCAGGCTTGCCCCCAGGCTCGGCAGGGCCAATGTCGGCTGCAGCGCCAGGGGTAGGGCCAGGGACGCGGCGCCCAGCAGCCGCCGGGCCGGGGCAAATACCTCTGGCAGGCGCAGGTTCGGCATCAGGTTGGCGGCGGCTCCCAGCGGCCGGCTCAGCATTTGCCGGGCGGCCCCGAAAATGCGGCCCAGGGGATTGACCAGGGCCCGGCTGCCCGCGGCCTCGATCCCCGCGCCGAAGGTCGCCACCAGGGCCCGGCCACTGGCGGTCAGCCGGGAGAACGGGCCTTCCTGGGCGTCCGAATGGGGGAACATGGGGTCGGCATGGGTGAACGCCGATTTGACCGCATTCTTCACGGCCGAGCCGACGCTCTTGATACCGCCCACCAAAGTGCCGATGATCTTGCGGCCGACGTCGGCCAGGCTGAAGTTTTCCAGCCAGGCCTTGATCTGGTTAAAGCCGTTGACCACGGCCTGATAAGGCCCGTTTTGAAAGAGATTCCAGACAAACTGCACGGCCGAGCCGAGCAATTGAAAAGGCGCAATCAGCAGCTTCACCGCGCCACCTACCACGGTGCCAAGCACCTGGCCCACGACCTGCCCCGCGCTGGCGCATTGTTTCAGGGTTTCGCTGGAGCTGTTGGCTGGTCCCAGGAGGTTGCCGAACCACCCCACCAGGCTTTTGATGCCGCTCCAGACCCAATTTATGGCCGTGCCGACGACATTGAACACCGGTTGCAACGGCGCCAGGGCCGTCCCGATGCCGCCAAAGGCGCTGGCAAAACCGCCCTTAAACCCTTCCCAGAGTCCGCCGAAGAAGGCCTTGATGGGTTCCCAATATTTATAGATCAGCAGGGCCGCGCCAGTGATCACCGCCAGGCCGATCCCCACCGGGTTGGTTAGCATGGCCAGGCCGATGGCCCGGATGCCGCCCACCACTGCGGGCACCGCCAGCCGGGCAAAGCCCAGCATCGCCCCGCCCAGGGAACGGAGAGCCCCGACGGGGTTGAGCAAAAATCTTCCCATTCCGGCAGCCGCCGACCCGATGCTGCGCAACCCGGCCCCGGCGCCCCGGGCCGCACCCCGCCCCAGCCCGGCCAGGGCCGACCCCAGGGATCGCACGGTCGCCACCGGGTGGAGCACGGCGTTGCCCAGGGCCCGCACCGGAGTCAGGGCCTTGGCGGCAAAACCACCCAGGGCCGTCCCTCCAGCCGTGGCGGTCATGGCCACCATGCCGCCCCGGGCCAGGGCGAGGCTGGCCTGCAGGCTCCGGAGCGCCACCCCCAGGCTGAGGATGCCGCCCTTTACAAAGGTCCCGGCATAACCGAAGGCGATGGTCGCCACCCGCAGGCCGATAAAGCCGATGATGGTCCCACCAATCACTTTCGTGAGCAGGGGAAATCTCTCGGCAAAATCGGCCACCTTGCTGGAAACTTTCCCCATTACTCCGGCTGCGGCGACGATAGAGGGCAGGAAAACGCTGCCGAAATTGATCCCGGCTTCAACCGTCCGGTTCTTTAGGAGCTGCAAACTATTGGCGGTCGTGCTGGCCCGGGCCTCAAATTCCTTCTGCATCGCCCCGGCATACCCCGTTTCGTTGGCTACATGCCCCAAGGCTTTCTTGTATTCATTCATGCCTTGAACAAGAAGTGCGATATCATCGGAATATTCCATGCCAAATAGGTCGAAAAGGACCCCCATTTGCTTGTTCTTGGGCACCTTTGCCAGGGTTTCCAAGAACTTAACCAGCGCACCTTGAGCATCTTTCTCGATATCTTCCTTCAGCTGCTTGGCGCTGACCCCAATTTCCCCAAGACCCCGCTGAAACTTCTTATTCTGCTTATCCACAGTCGCCAGTTTCAGCATTAAAGAGTTGAGTCCCGTGGCTGCAATTTCCGGAGGTCTCCCCAGGGACAGCATGGCGGTGGCCAAGGCGGAGGTCTGCACTGCTGACAATCCGAATATCCTTGCGGTGCCCCCGACCCGGGTCAGAACATTGACGATATCCCGCTCCCGTGCTGCGGTATTGTTGCCTAATTGGTTAATGGCATCGCCCAGCTTCCCCATTTCTTTGATGGGAATCTGGTAAACGTTCGACAGCTTCGCCATTGCATCCCCGGCATCCTTGGGAAGCATGTCGAAGGCCGTGGCCATCTTGGCTACGATGGTGGTGAATTGCGGCAGATCCTGGACGGCGATACCTAACTGCCCGCCGGACGCGGCAATTTGCGCCAAGCCGCTGGCGGAAATTGGAATATCTCGACTCAGCCCTTTAATTGTTTTCCCGAACTCCACCAGCCCTTCCGGCGTGGGAAAATCCACCACCTTACGCACGTCGGCCATCGCCGATTCAAAATCGATGGCGGCTTTTATGGGAGCGGCAATAGACGCCCCCATCGCCACGGCGTCAAAGAGCTGTCCCCGGTACTGGGCCCGTTTCTCAAGGTTCGCCTTTTGTGCCGCCAGGGCCGCGCCCAGCTTGGCCTGGGCGCTGCGGGCCCGCTCCAGGGCGGCCCCGAGCTTAGCCTGGTCCGCGGCCAGGCTGCGGGTGGAGACGCCGGCCTGGGCCATCTGCTGGCGCAGGCGCTGCAGGCTGACGCTTTGGCTCTCGACCTGGGCCTTGAGTGAGCCGGCCTTCGTCCGGGCGGCGCTAAAACTCTCTCCCAGGGCGGAGGTCTGCCGGGCCGCCTGCCTTTGGGCCTCTCCCAGGGATTTCACTTCGGCCTTGGCCGCGGCGTAGGCTTGCTTCAACTCTTCGCCGGGCCGTTTGGCGGCCTTCATTTCCGCGGCTACCGCGGCCAGCCGCTCCTTGGCGGCCGCCAGGTCTTTGCCCAGCCTGGCGCTTTCGGCGTTCGCGGCCTTGAACTCCCGGGCCAGTTTGCCGGCTTCCGCCTGGGCCGCGGTCATGGCGGCTTTGGCCCCCTCCAGGTCGGTCTTCAGCTTCCGGAAGCGGTCGATATCCGCCCGCCCGGCCTCCAGGCGCTGCATAGAGCTGCCCAGGGCTTTCACCTGGCCCAGGGCGCCGCCGATGGTACTCTTGAAAGTACCACTTAAGGCGGCGCCGATGACCACGGAAAGATTGAAGGTCTTGCCCATTGAGGAACCGTTTTCCGTTTGCCGTTTACCGTTTTCCGTGAACTGAAACCGCGGCTGCCAGCCAGCGCATCAGTTCATCACCGTCCAACTCCAGCAGCTCGTTCAAACCCCAGCCGGTAAAGTGTGTCAGGATTACGACGGCTTCCCGGCAGGAGCGTTCTTCGATAACAAAAAATCGTTGAAGGTGTCCTGTAGCTTCTTATAGTCGGCCAGGTCCAGCCCCTCGATATCCTTCTCCGTGACTTCACAGAGGTTGGCAAAGAACCGGACTTCCTTTTCCTCATTGCCGCCCCGGCTTTTGTCGGAGGCGATCATGTCCCGCACCTTGGGCCGGCGCATCTTGAGGACCTTGACCTCGACCCCATCGATCTCGATGGGGTAATCCAGGGTGATATCGGTACGCATGCGGCGGTCTCCTTCCTACAGCCCGATGTTAGCCCGGCTCGCCGCCAGGTAATCCACGCCGTTGATGATGCGGATCATGTTGGGCACGTCGATCTCGATGAGGGTCTCGCCGTTGCTGATGTAGCGGTAATAGGAGACCGCGACGGTCACCTTCTTGGTGGAATCATCCCCGGCCTTCCATTTATCCCACTCCATCTCCTTCCAGCGGCCCTGGATCACCACCTCCACCGGAGTTTTAAAGCCGTTGAGGTCGTCCGATTCGATGGAGCCCTTCATCCGCAGGGATACGGCGGCGCTATCCTGGAGTCCAAAGAGACGGATGGTGTCTTCGTTGTACTCGGCCAGGGTAAACTTACACTCCAGCTTCTCCATGCCCAGGTCGATCATCAGGGGCGCGTCCATGCCGCCGGCCCGAAATTCCTCATCCTTGATGGCAAGCTTGGGCAGCTCCGCCTCCTGAATCTTGCCGGCATAACCGCGGCCATCCACAAACAGGTTAAAATACTTTAATTTTCTCGGGATCATGGTCTATCCTCCTATTTGGAGAAAATCTCTTCGATGTAGTCGTCCACCAGGTGGCTGCGGAAGGTGATGTGCTCCGCCGGATAAGGCGGCGTGAAGTCAAAGTCGAAATAGACCTTGCCGTCCATGATCTGGTCCGGGGTATTGAGGTCCGGGTCGGCGTAACACTTGCCGCCCAGAATGGCCCCCACCGCCACCAGGTGCCGCAGGTAGGCGTTGACTCCTTCGGTCACCTCATCGATATAGGTCTTGGTGATATTGCGGTCCACGGCCCAGAGGTGCGCCTGCAGCAGGCTCTCGTTGATCATGTCCGCGGTCCGCCGCACCGACAGGAAGGCCCACTTCTGATCCATAGAGCAGGTGCGGTTGCCCCAGAGCCGGTAGCCGTCCTTGCGGATGATGGTGGCCACCTCGTTGGCGTTGAGGTAATTGGCCCGGCAGTTGGGGTCGCCCAGGGCAAAATCCACCGGCCGGGCGGTGCCGACAATGCCGTAGATCTCCCGGTTGGACGGGCTCCACCAGAAGCCCCGCTCGTTGTCGCTTTTGGCGATGATCCCGGCCACCCGGGCGGACGGCGGCATGGCCACCGGGGCGTTGGTCACGGTATCCCAAACCTGCACCCAGGGGTCCACCACATAGACCCGGGGGCTGCCCCAATCCTCCCGGTAGGTGATGGCGTCGGCGTCATTGGTGTTCGGCCCGTCG